GATTTCCATCAATCTCTAAACTCCATTGCAAACCAAACAAGTCCTGCACCACCTGCTCCTAGTATTAGTATGCCTACTACTGCACCAATTATGCTTTTTATCTGGTTTTGTCTTTGTAACGCTCTATATCTACCTTCACGTTCTTCCTTCATTACTTGCTGACGTATGGCTTGTAACTCGTTCCAACCTTTAAAACCTCTGGTATCTATTATAATGCTACGTAATTCATCTTCTAAATCTCTAGCTTTAACTGCAGCTATGTAGGTACTCAATGCTTTCTCTTGAGCACTACCCTTGCCTTTAGTGGCTTGAGCGTGTGTATTCTTTGCGTCATCTATGGCTGTCCACATCTTCCCTAAGTCTTTGCCTAGAGATGATATGTCTTTACCTAACTTTACGCCTGTCTTAATGGCGGTAAAGGATGCCATTGCTATTGTTATGGGGTCTGGAATGGTCTTACTCCTTTATTATGTGTACTAGTTAGCTACTGCATTTTCTATCTTAATGTCATCGTTTTCTTTTGTAGTCAGAGAAGATATAAGTTTACTTGTAGCGAATTGCAGTGCCATCTGTGATGAGTCTAACTCAAATCTCAATGACTCACACTTATTCTGTAAGCTACGTATCTGACGTATGCAGTATGTCTGCTCTTGATTGAGGTCAGACTCTTTGTAGTCCTTACCGTCTATGTTTATTACTTTTGATTGTTGTTGTGTCATCTTTGCTCCTTAACTTGGTTTAGCATTATCGTCTTTAACTTTTTTAACAGTAGCAAACCAAGTTCCTGTTTTATCCCCTTTATCTGCAACCATGTCATGATATAAAAGGTCTAGTTGTTCTGCAATTTCTGGATAAGCTACGGCTCTTTTACGCTGATATTCATTGTTATCTTCAATGTCCTGTAATCTTTTTTGTTCAGCTACAATTTCTGTTGTTGTAGGAACACCCTCTTTAGATGCTATTGTAGCTGCATCCCAAATTACATCTTTAGCGTCAGTGCCATGCAAACTCACTCCGCTATTTGGACGCAGTGAAATACATGCATCTGTTATTAAAACTGTACCATTGTATTTAGTAGACATTTAAACCTCTCTTTATGGATTATATATTTCTGTAACACTAAAAGTAAAAGGACTGTTAACTCCTGCAGACGAAGATAGTGTTGATGATAAAAATTGCAGCGTAGTTCCCTCTGTTCCAACATAAGGAGTGTAAGTTCGTGCATTTGTATTAGAAGCAGCGATTGGAATCATGTACGATAAATTCCCAAAATCATTAGCATCATAGTCATTGTGTCTAACAGAATAATGCATTCTTTGTCTACTTCCATCTGATGGAGGTTGAGATGCAACTGCACTATTTGTCACATCATAAATGTACGAATAAATCAAATTGCTTGATGATGGCACACAAAACCAAGCACTAACTTCAGCGTACAAAACTGAACTTGCATGTTTAGGTGTGAACGCTATTCGTAGACTCGTAGACAATTCCGCTATAGCACCTGCTCTAGTAAGCTGAGTTGTAGATGTCAAGCTTACATATTGCTTTTGTATCACATTAAACTTTGCTTGGTCTCTTGCTCTAGTCATCTACTTCTCCTTTTAACCTACAAATGCTTTGCCATCTGTAATGGCTTTATTAACAGCAGTCATGTCTTCTGAACCCCAATCATCATATGCTTTTACAACTTCTAATGAGGCATAGTTTCTTTTTACTTTTTCTTTCCTACTAGCTTCAGTCATATCGCCTATTACATTTGAATCTCCTGCTATTAAATTATTAATAACAGTTACACTATGACCCATTGATGTATAATCTATTGCCTTACGTTCATCGCTTCTAGCCATCTTTTAACTCCTTAATTTCTTCTTTTAAGGTATCAACTTGTGCAGATAATTCCTGAACTGCTTTAATAAGAGGAATAACAAACATCTCTCTTGATGTATGTTGCATACCGTCTTCACCTTCTTTCCACCCACTAAAGTTAGAGTCACGTTCTGAAGAATGTTTATCTAAAGCCTCTTTAACTTCTTGAGCTATAAACCCATGCATAACAACATTAGTATCCATGTTGTTTTCTTCACTATAATCATTCCATTCTTTAGGAAACTCATTGCTTGGCTTCCATTGAAAGTTTACAGTTCGTAAATCATTAACAAAATCTAAACCTAATTCTTGGTCATATATCTCTCTTTTCTTTCGTTTGTCAGAACTTCTTGACCAGTTAGCATCAGAGTCAAAATCATTGGTTACAACATTACTAGCTTTACCAAATGAAAAGTTATTATCTCCACCTGCATTAATATCTTTGCCTATTGCTATTTGATTTGTTCCACCACTTGCACTTACATCTGCTTGTCTACCTATACAAATATTATCACTACCTGTTGTTAAAGTTTCTGCACATGAAACTCCAATTAAAACATTTTTTACTCCTGTTGTAACTGCTGCTCCTGCACTCGCTCCAACAGCAGTATTATTTGCATCTGCACCAGTTGTAAGGTCAGCAACCTTTAATGCTTCATACCCTATAGCTGTGTTACCATCATAAGTTGTACCTGCACCTAATGCATTATAACCTAGGGCTGTGTTTTTATTGCCAGTTGTTAGACCATCGGCTGTTAGGTGACCCATAAGAACATTAAATTGCCCAGTTGTGACGGAGTAACCTGCAGCTGAACCTACAGCAGTATTTGATGCTTGTGCTTCTGTAGAAAAATTTTGATTGTGTAAAGCTGTATTCCCTATACCAGTAGAATTAAGCCCTTTTGTATCGTTCGTTAGAGCACTATAACCAACTCCAGTATTACCAGAAGCTGTATTAAAGGCATCCCCTGCATGAGAACCTATTAACGTGTTATATATTCCTGTCGTAACTGCTGTTCCTGACGCATATCCAGTAAAAGTATTTGAATCTCCTGTAGTCAACGCTGTACCTGCTTCATCACCTATAGTAACATTATAATTACCACCACTTTGTATAGAGTTACCTGCGTTAACACCTAAACGTAAATTTGATGTACCTGAAGTCGTAGAGGAGTAGTCACCTGTTACACTTAAATTAGCACCTACTGCTAAGTCACCTGATATATCGCCACTAAATACAGAGAAAACATCGTAGACTACAACCTCAACTACGTCATTGGCAGACATAGCTGATATACCTGCAATTGTATTAGCTGTACTAGTGTTGTAGTCTGTTCCTGCTACGAGTGAAACACCATTGAGGTAGACATCTACATATTCACCATCTGAAAATGTCAATGTTTTACTGTTGTCATCACTGCCACTAACAGATGTATCATTTGCAGATACTGTGTAGTAGTACCTTGTTCTTACACCCATTTCTGGTGATTTACCTATGTATGGCATTTATATTTCTCCTTTATTAAGATGGCTTTGTAGGAAAGTCTACATCAGGAAAGCCTGATTGTGCAGGTAGGTCACGCAATGCCTGACGGTATGTTTTCCATGCATCTGACATAGTGTAGTCATTACTTGCCATCCAATCTGTTTCTGCAAGAAGTGCATTACGCTCTCTTCTTTTTCTTGCTTTTAACGCATCATTTGATGGAGCTGCAAATATTATAGCCTCTTCTGCTTCTGTAAAAGCTACCATTTTTCCATCGATACAATTATATTTTGTCATTATATTCTCCTGTATTATTTTAAGAATAACTATGTGTTAGAAATACCATAAATTCCTAAAAAACTACCTACTGCTAAATTAGCACTCGTTGAGTCAATATCAATAGCAGTAATATTAAAACTTCCAAATGCTGTACCATGTGTATCGTGTGCAAAATCTGAACGGAAGTGTTGACCAAAAGTTAAACCGATTATTGACCCCGATGAAGCAGTGGCAGTAGAAGCAGGATTAAATAATCTACCATAAAGAGCTACATCTTTTACATGAAGTTCACTGCCACCTGCAAGACCATTTAAAGTAACACCATCGTTTTGTTCCTCTGCACCTGCATAAGCTCTGTTAACATATTCATGCTTGCTAGAGCTATTCGTACTATAAGAAGGAGTTACAAATCCTCTGTATTGTGCATTAGTATCTAAATTTCCACTAGAATCACCAAAAAAGAATCTAAATCCTACTCTAGCATTATCACCACCATTATGTTTCATAAGAGCAAAAACTTCATATTGACTATATGATGAAGATAGTCCTGTTACTGTTAGACTAAGTCCTGCAGAACTTAGTGTAGTTTTTCCTATTAAAGTTCTACTACCACTTGCGGGTAATGCTTCCCAGCCTACTCCACTACCAGTTGAAGTAAGCACCTGACCGTCTGAGCCTTGAGCACCACCTATTGTTAAATTACTCGTTTCAAGTGTGCCACCAACACTAGCATCATCTGTAACAGTCAGGTCATCTGTAATATTTGCATCAGATGAAGTTAAAGTAGTAAAGGTTGTGTTCATATTTCCTACATAGGGCATATTATGTTATCTCCATATAGCTCATTATTACTGACACTTTATCTGCTACAGAACAGTCTACTTTTATAATGTCACCTACGTTTAGATTAACTTTGTTTCCTCCCATTATTTCTAAGGAAGACCCTACAGGTATAGGTACATCTTTTATAAGGTGTGCTGTAGTATTCTGTGTCTGTGATGTTTGTGTTGTTGTACTTACAAGTGTAACACTTGCTGTAACTTGTGCAGTATGTACGTTAGCTAGTGTCAGTCCTAACACAACTACGGTACTTCCTGATTGCACCGTGTATATAGTTTCAGGCGTACCTGATGATGCAGGTGCTACATCTCTTGTAATTACTTTAAATGTATTTGCCATTTATTTCTCCTATATTAACCTAATGCAATCGCAAGTGCCGTAGCATCATCTACTGTAGCTTTTGCAGCGAGTTGTGTTTGTATTGCAGATGTAACACCATCTACATAATTTAATTCAGCAGCAGTTGCCGTAATAGATGTACCTGCTATCTGTAATGTTGTGGCGTTTACTTCACCACTTGACCCATATACAACGGCTTTACTATTTACTATTGTACCTGCACCTGAACCGTCTACTAAATTTAATTCTGATGCTGTAGCTGTAACTCCATCTAAGATATTAAGTTCAGCACCTGTAGATGTAACTGCTGTACCTGCGTAGTTTAAGTTTCCTGCAGCTATATTAACTTCACCTGTGCCTTTTGGTGCAAGGTCAATGTCTATATTACTATCACCCCCTGATGCACCTATAATTACTGCACCACCTGTAGCTGCATTAGTTATTTCTAATTCATTTACAGCACTACCTGTAGTCTGTAATTTGATTATTTCATTACCGTTTGCATCTGCTATGTAACCACCATCTACAATCTTAGGAGCAGTAAGTGTTTTATTAGACAATGTTTGCGTAGTGCTTGTATAGTATGTATCTAAAAGGTCTACATCAAAATACTTCATAGCTGTAGCACTATTATCGTACATCAATATAGCGTCATTATTAGCTATAGCTGTACTTGTGTCTATACTTATAGCTGAAGCATCTGCTACTGTATTTAATTCTGCACCTGTAGCATTAAGACCTGTAACATTTCTGTTTGCATCTACATATGCCTTGACAGATTGCTGTGTAGGTACAAGTGTAGCACTATTACTATCCATGCCATCTTCATCTACAAACGCAGTAATTGTTATTGTACCGTCACTTAAACTTCCATACGTTACTGTGCCTGTAGTTGTTATAGCAGATGAGCCGTTGTCTATTGAGCCAAAACCACTTGTTATACTACCACTATTTAATGCTCCAACCGTTGTTGTACTTGAACCTATGTAGGTATTTAAGGTACTTAAAGCAACTTGCTTCATTGTGCCATCGTCATTAACGACTATTCTATCTGCGTCAGCTAAAGTTACAGTTGAAGCACTTGTATCTCCATCGACTATACTTAATTCAGCTGCAGTAGATGTTACACCATCTAAGATAT